CCTCGACCAAACTCACCAAGGCCTGCCATGCACCGGCAAAATCTCCGGACAGGAGCGCACTGACGAGGTCTACGACATCAGTGACGATGTCGACCAATCCGGAGAACGCCGCGACGATCCCGCTAAGCGCGCGCTCGATCAGGTTACCGGCGATCTCTATCGCGGCGACAAGCACCGTGCCCACCACGTCGGCGATGCCGCTCAGTAGACTGATCAAACCCTCTACGGCCGAGCCGATCGGCCCACCAGTGAGCTTGGAGAAGAGAACGCTGATCTTCCCGAACAAGGCCTCGAGCGGCGGACCTAGGGTCTCGGTAAAGCTTTTCCAAACTGCGGCGAGGGCGACCATAATCTGATCTTTGAAGAGCAGAAACAGCGAAATCGCTACGCCCACTGGCCCAAGTAAGCCCAGTAGACGGCCGCCGATCATCGTGAGTACGCGAGCAAGGCCAAGTTCGCCGAGCATGCCCATGATGGTCGAGACAGGCGAGATGATCAGCGCGATCGCACGGCCGATCAGCCCGAACTTCGATGCGGCGAAACTTGCAAGCAGCACGGCGCCGACGTGACCGATGATCATCAGCAGGGGACCAAGGATCGCGCCAAGGGCGGCGAACGCTACACCAAACTGCTTGACGGCCGGCGGTGCGTTGGCGATCGCCTCGAGCATCCTAGCGAAGCCGTTCTTGATCGTGGTAACGATGGACAGGATCGGCGTTTCGATACCGAGGGCGATCTTCACGCTCTCCCAAGCAACGGCGATCCGCTTGCCGGCGGCTTCCGAGCCTTCCATGCGCTTGGCGATTTTCTTGTCGACGTCGCCGTTGCCGATCGCGGCCTGGAGCTTCTCGAAGCCTTCTGTGCCTTGTTCCATCAAGCCGATGGCGGTGCGAGACGCATCCGAGCCAAATATGGTCGAGAGCGCATCGGTCTTGGACTTGTCGGTGAGATTGCCGAGCGCCTTGCGCAGGATCTCGGCCTGTTCCGCCAACGGCTTCATACGGCCGTCCGCGTCGAAAAAGGTGATGCCGAGCTTCTTCATCGCGGCCTTGGCCTGGTTGCTCGTGCCGACCAGGCTCTGAATGTAGGTCTTGAACGACGTGCCGGCGTCAGCGCCGCTGGTGAATTGGGTGCTGGTGGCTGAAATGGCGGTCGCGAAGTCGAGGAAGTCGACGCCGGCGGCAGCTGCAACAGCGCCGCCCTGGCCCACCGCGAGGCGGAAGTCGTCAAAGCCGAACTTCGAGGTATCTAGCGCGCCGACCACCTTCTGCACGACGCTGGGCAGATCGGCCGCACCCACCTTAAATTGCCCCATCACGTCGGTGACCAGGGACGCCGAGGATGAGGCATCGACCATGCCCGCGGCGGAGAGCGCGAGTGACGCTGCGAGTGCACCGCCCAGGATATCGGACGTGGACACGCCGGCCAGGCCGAGCGCCTCGATGGCGTCGGCCGCTTCGGTCGCGCCCTTGCCAACGGCCGGGCCCAAGGTTCGCGCCTGGTCCGAGAGCTGCTTGAGCTCGGCGCCAGTGACGTTGCCAAGAGCGGCCTCAACGCGCTTCATCTGCGCTTCGAACGATCCAGCGCCCTTGTCCACCGCGCGCACCATCGCGGCGAAGGGTACGGTGATGCCCAGCGTGATCCCCGTCCCGATCGACTTGATCCGCTGCTCCACGGCATGGAACTTGTCGACCAGGCGGCCAAGGACGCCTTCAACGCCCTTGGCCGCCGAATCAAACTCGGAAGTGTCCGCGCCGAAGACGACCCGTGCTGCTCCGACCACTGCAGTGTTCATGCAGGCACCTCCGGTGGCAGGATGTCGCCGGCGGCGGCCGCCCAGGCGGCACCGACAGCGTAGAGTTCCTCCCAGGTCGACTTCTTCGACTTGGCAGGAGGGACGATGAGGAAGTTCCTCAACGGCGGGATCTTCTTGAGTCGGCCGAGCGATGCGGAAGTCCAGGCAGCCTGCATCACCAGATCATGCTGGTTGCGGGCTGCCCGGGACTTGCCTTCGAACACGCGAGCGAGCTCGCGCGGTGTCATTCGCCAGTACTGTTCGGGATCTAGCCCTGCTTCGCACCACGCGACGTGGAGGGCCGACCAGTCCCACGGACGCCCGTCGACTTGGGCGCCGTCCGGAGAGGGTCCACGGTGCCGTTCTTGGCTGCCTCCGGGAAGGCGGTCTCGACCGCACGCATGATGAGCTCGAGGCTGGGCTCAAGCCCGCCAACAGCTTCCATGATGCCGCCGGCTTCGTGGTCGCTCATCTCCGGATGACAGTCCGTCAGGCCGATGCGGAAGAGCGTGCGAATGGTCCGGAGCGACGGCTTGCCGGAGATGATGGTCTCGAGCTGGCTGATGTCGTCGAGCTCGAAGGCTTCCTCGATGGCGCACAACGCGTTCGTGGTGAACGCGAAGACCCATTGCTTGTCCTCGACCTCGAAGCCGAGCTTGCCTCGGAGCGGGTTACCGGGATTGATCTGGGTCATGATCAGGCGCCCGCCGTCAGGACAGGCTTGCCGGTGACCTTCCAGGTCGCCGAGCCGGTCATGCGGTCATCGATGGGCGTGGCGTGGCCATGCGCCGTGGCGAAGCCGCGGAAGTCCAGGGTGGCGCCGTTGGGGTAGCGGACGCGCCAGGTCTCGACTGTGCGAGTTGCCAGGTGCGCGTGGATCACGGCGTCGTCCATGACGCCCGCGATCAGGTTGTAGGTCATGCTGACCTCGCCGCCGTCGGAGAGGCCGGGCTTGAATTCGCGGTACCCGTCCGGGCTTGCGAAGTGCGTGAACTCGACGCTGTCGCGCGAGGTCTCCGGCGGGTTGAGCTCGGTCATCTCGGCGAACGGCGTGAACTCCGCCCCGACCACCTTGCCGAACGTGGTCAGTAGACCGATATCGGTCTTCTCGTTGGTTGCTGCCATATTGGCCTCCTGTCGAGGGCGGAAAGCCGCCCATGCTGCTGTTGCTGGATGAAGTTGCGCCGACGCACGCCGGCGACCGGCTCGGTGGCCCGAGCGCGATAGTTGTGTTCGTGATCGCCGGCAGATCAGCCGAGCGTGATGTTCCAGATGAGGACGTCGACGCGGGTGCGGTGCACGACGCCCTGGTCGTCAGTGTCAGTGTCCGAGCGACGGCCGAGGATGAAAGCGCGCAGACGAACGCCAAGGTGGTCGTCGCGGTACCCGACGAGCAGGCCGCCGCGGCCTGCGATGATCTGCGCCAGATCTTTCGCCGCCTTGTAGGTCCGACCCCAGCAATCGATCTGGATGCGATCACGGGACCAACCCGCGTCTCCGCTCATGTTCATCTGCGGGAGACCAGAGATCCTGTGTAGCGCGATCCCGGGAAGCGGCGAGCCCTGCGGTCGCACTCCCCAGTCAACCCGATGTTGCACGACGTCGCCAATCGGTCCGTGACTGAGCAACAGATCGCGAAGTGCCTCATCCATGGATCAGCCCTTCTTGCCGGCCTGGAGGATGGCATCGACGCCGTCCTCGCCGATCGCCCGCATCGCGGTCTTCACGTTCGCATCGAAGGAGGGGCGGATGAAGGGATCGGGCGCTTGGCGGTAGTTGCCGAACTCTTCTTGGATTGCTGCAGGATCTGGTCCTGGGCCGGCATAGACCTCGATAGGGGCGATCGGCTCGTTGAGGGCGGCTTGCTCTGGCGAGAGCTCGGTCCCTACCGTCACGCTGTCCGCCAGCTTGCCGCTGCGGCGATCGGCGTGCGCTCGCATGTCGGCGGCCATCGGCTCGAGGTGCTCCTCCATGATCGGCACCAGCGTCTCGCGAGTAAGTGCCTTACCCATCGCGCGCAGCTTGCGGGCAATCTCGTCAGTGCCCTCGATCCGGACCTTCATCCTCATGGCCGAGCATCCGGTCGGGACCCGGTAGTGATTTCGATTGCTACGAAGCGGCCCGGGATCTCTTTCGTGCCAACGACATCGTAGGTGACGCCGCGGTGCATGATGATGTCGCCGCCGGCGATCGTCCGCGTCAGCGCGTCGGAACGCACGGTCCACCTAGTCGTGAGCTTCTGCCCCAGTTCGCCGGCGCGGAATCGCTCGCCGTCGCTGATGTCGGATCGCTTTGCGCTGCGCTTGCCGATCTCGGACGGCTCACCGGGAACCGTTGCCGTACCGTCGTCGACGGGCATGCTGCGCCAAATGGAGATGCGTCGATCGAGGTCGGTGGCGGACAGCGCGCGGCTCTTCGTCCGCATCAGAGCCAGATCCGATCGTTGACGATCCAGGTGTCGAGATCCGCCGGCGTGCCGTCGAACAACTCCCGGATCTGCTGCAGCAGCGCGATCCTGATGCTCGGCGGTACCGCAGTGCCGTCGACGCTGTAGCCGACGATCGCGCGCACCGTCACGCCGGCCGCAGCGACGGGCCAGGTGCCGGTGATCGGTCGCATGCCCATCTCGAGGCCGGCGCCATCGAGCTCGATGTCATCGGGCCCGAGCGATCGTTCGACGCCGGCCTGGTCGCGGTAGGTGATAGCCACGATCGCCGTCACCGGCCCGATCGGCAGGCGCTCCAGCGCGGCGAACTCGCTGGCGCAAATATCTACCGTTTGCGTCACCAGGCGCGTGTTCGTCGCCGATTCGATGCGCCCGCGGGCGCCGGCGATCTGCATCGCGAGTTCCGCGTCGAAGCCGGTCTCTTCTTCTTCAAGGCGGAGGTACTGCTTGGCCTGGGCAAGCGAGATCGGCTCGGCCGCTGGCGCCGTGATGATAAGCGGCGCTTGCCACATGGATCAGGCCCCGGCCTTGGCCGACTTGCCGGTCCCTGCCTTGGCAGGTTGCTTCGGCGGCGAGGGCGGTGGCGGCGTGGCATCGACGGCAGGCTCAGCAAAGCCGGCATCGATCAAGCGTTGAGCCTCCGCCTCGTCGGTGAAATCATGCTCGTCGCCAGGTGCAAGCGAGAGTTCGGGCCCGCAAAGCGACGTCTTCATCTTTAGCAGCATGGAAATCTCCTTTCCGGAAGGCCGGGGCACCGGCGCTCAGGAAAAGCCCGGGCGGAGCCGAAGCCCCGCCCGGATTTCACATCAGGCGAGCTTCAGGTGCTTCACGGCGGCTGCATCGAGCAGGTTGCCATCGTAGCGGATGAGCCCTGCCATGCCGACCTTTGGCCAGAACCGCTCACGCACGGTGCCGATCAGCGGCGAACCGACCTTGCGGACGGTGTAGCGGCTGAAATCGCCGAAGATCACGGCACGGTTGCCGGTGGCGATCGCCGGAGTGTCGTCGTTGACCGAGTAGGGCTTGCCCAGGATCAGGTCGGGCGCGCCGACGCGAACATCGCCCATCTGCCAGAGGTAATTGCCCTGGCCATCCTTGAGCTTGCGAACCGAGGCGAGCGTCGTGTCGGCGAACATCCAGCGGCACAGCGGGCTGCGGCGGTAGGCCGCGTTGACCGAATGCTGAAGGTCGATCATCTCGTCGGCCGCGATCGCGATGGCCGACGCTGCGGTCTTGCCCAGGGCGGACGCCACGACGATGCCCTTCGCCTCGTTCACGCCGGTGCCTACGGTCAACTTTGCGTTGGCGCCGCGTCCGAGCCGTTCGCCCAGCTTGCGGCCGACGAAGTCCTCGATGTTGAAGATCGAGTCCTGCAGCAGCTCGAAGCTCATCTTGAGCCACGGGGTGGCGAACACATACGCGCTCAGCGAGACGTTGCCGAACACCACGTCGCCGCTGCCGTCGTCGGTGAGATCGGCACCTTCGGCGAGCGGCGCGGATCCACGACCGGTATCGTCGTTCGTCGGAATGTCGAACGGATTGCCCGAACTGGTCACCATCTCATCGGTGATGGTGGGATCGTACATCGGACCCCAGTCCTTCATCGATTCGATGATCTTGTTGGCGAGCGTACGTGGCACGGTGTAGCCACCGGCGGAAGGCGTGCCGACCGTCTGCGTCCGGTTTTCGACGTAGCCCTGGCGCAGCAAGGATCGCTGCTCGGGTGAGACGGCACCGACGTCGCCGCCTTCGCGCATCAGCGCGTAGAAGGCATCACGGTACTCCGTCTGCTGCTCCTCGGCGGTCGGCTCGTCGCCTTCGCCGCCGTCTTGGCCGCGATGTTCGACGTCCTTGCCACGCGGCCGATTGCGCGAGCGGCGCTCTTCCTCGGACTTCTCGGCAGCGGCGGTACGCTCTTCGCGCGCGATCTTGGTGTCGAGGGCGTCAACCTTGCCCATGACCTGGTCGTGGCGCTGCTCGAGCTCGGCCGCTTTGGTGGTGTCGGTTTCCTTCTCGGCCTGGCCAAGGAGGTCGCGTGCCTCCGTGACGAGCTGGCCCCGCTCCTCGTAGTACTGGGTGAGAATGGTCATCTCATGCTCCTGGAATGAAAAAGCCCCGCAGCGCGGGGCGAAAAGGGCGAGAAGCGGGCTGCTTTCGCCACCTCCGGCAGTGCCGGGAACTCAGATGCTGCGTTCGGTCTGCGCGAGCTTCATGCGCCTGGACGCAATCCGGCCGACTGCGCCGGCGCGGTTGTGGGTGCGGCGTTCCTGCCGGGCTCCTTCGAGCGAACGAAGGCCGACTTCGGTCTGCTTCCACACCGGCATGGGGGTGTAAGTGATCTCGTAGAGCTCACCTTCCAGGATCCTCCGTCGGGGCGGATCGGCCGCGTCGTCCCATTCCTGCTTCGTGGCTCGAAAGCCGAACGACATGCCGGAGATGTCACCGCGGTCGATTTGCACGGCCAGATCTCGACCGTCGCTCGTATCCGGGAGGGGATTTTCGAAGGCGATGCCCTTGCTGTCCGATCGAAGCGTCAGGGTGCCGGCATTCTTGCGGCCGACAACACGCCCGGTATCGTGGCTGTGGACCGCGAGCACGTCGCGCTCCTGGAGCGACTTGTCGAACGCGCCAGGTGCGATCGTTTCGATCCAGATGTCGAAGACGTTCGCTTCCTGGTCGTAAAGAACAGCATAGCCCGCCGCGGTCCGGGTCTCGCCGGCGGCGCCGGCCGAGCGGATCTCGAGGCCTTCGGCGACTGCGCGGAATTCGCGCTCGTCACTGCTCGGTTTCGGTGTCGGTGCCGTCATCAGCGCCATTCTCCTGATTGTCGTTGAGCGGCGCGCCGCCTTTTTGCCCGAGCAGCTGACCCGCCTTGTCCAGCGGTACCGTCGCACCCTGAATGTACAGCCGAGCGCCGGCGCCGGTGGGATCCTTGGGCCGATCTTCAAGCGCGCGGGCCTCGTCGGGCATGAGCTGGCCGGTCTGGATTGCGCGGGCGAGGCCTTCGATACGGCTCTTGAAGTCGCCGCGCTGGAGGCCGTCGAGGTTGTGCTTCACCTTCCGCGCCCGGCGGCGCTGGCCGAACAGCTTGAGGTTGAGCTCGTCTTCGAACGCCTTGGCCCACTGACCTATGACGTGCTTGACCAGCTGCAGGTCCTGCTGCTCGGTGTTGGAGAACGTGCCCTTGGACAAGTCCTGCACGAACACCGGAGGTAGGCCCCAGATCCGCGCAATCTCCTGGATCTGGAAGAGCCGCTGCTCGGTCATCTGACCCTTGGCGGGATCGATCCCGATGGCCTTCAGGGCGTGACCCGGCGGCATGCCGAAGAACGGGGTGCCGGCCTTCTTCGCAAGGTCGATCGCGCGCTTGATATCGTTCTGCGCCCGCTTGAATGCGTCGGCGCCCTGCGGAAGTGGACCCTCAAGCGCGAGAGGTGGGACACCGCCACTGGCGAAGAAGCTGCCGGCGAAATCGTTCATGGCGATCGCCAGCGCGATCGCCTTGCGGCCGAGGAAGATGGGGCTGTAATGTCCGACCAGGTCGGACTTCGGCATGAAGGTGACGTCGATCACGTCTGTCGCCGGATATTCGCGACCATCGAAGCGGTAGAACTTGCGGCCGTTGCGGCGCACGATCGTTGTCTGCTTGGGGTCCATGGCCCACATGGCCACAGGTCGGGTGCCGGCACGCTCAATCCAGCTCATGCCGCGGCCGCCGGTGAAAACCTGCTGCCACATGTGCCGACGCCACTCGAAGCTCGATGTCTCCTCGTTTGGCGCTTCGTTGAGAAGCATGGCAAGGCCGCCATCGATCTTGTCGCCGGCGGCGCCGCCGCGGAATGCGTGCAGGGGCAAGCTCGCGAGTGCCCGCGAAAGGAAACCCACCGCGCACATTACCGCCGGCACGCCGAGCGCCGCGTCGATCGACACCGGGGGAAGGGCACTCTTGCTGTCCATGACGCCCAGGAGCGCCAGGAGCGTCTCGGAGTTGTCGCCTAGCGAGTACTGCGGATCCTCAAGGGATCGGGTCTCGGTTTGCACGTTGCGTTGACGATCGGCCTTCTTAGCCATCAATCGTCCGCCATCGAATAGTTGGGATCATCCCAGGGTGAGACAGGCACTTCTTCTTCCCTCTCGCCCATGGCGACGCCCAGCGCGCTCATGAGCGCGACCGGGTTGTCGATCTTGAGATGCGCCTGCCCGTCCGGTTTGTTGGGGTAGACGTTGTCTTTCTTGTCCGGCGCGCCGACGACGTTGGAGATCTCCCACTCCATCACGGGGTCACCACCGTGGATGATCCGCTGGGAGCGCATCAGGGCGTCCAGTTCTTTCATCGGCTCGCTCATGGTGAGCACCACCGGGCGGTACTCGAGCACGGGCACGCCCTGCTTCTGAAGACGCGTCGATAGCTGCGTTGCCTGGAAGGGATCGTACGGAACGCGCTCGAGCTGGAAGCGCGAGGCTGCCTCGTTGATTGCCTCTTCTATCTCGTCGTAATCGACAATGTTGCCGGGGGTCACGTCGAGCAGCCCTTGCGCGTCCCAGCCTTGGTAAGCGGGCACGTCAGCGACCGTGTCTGCCGGTAGGAAGTACCGGCCGATCCGAATGTACGGGTCGTCTGCTGTTGCCTTCTCGCCGACTGGCAGGAAGAGATACTCCATAGCGGCGATGTCGATCTTGGACGCGAGGTCGAGGCCGATGATGAGGCGACGCCCCTGCAGCCACTCCAGCGCCAGCGCTTCGTTCGGGTTTGCCGGGATGCGTGGATCCCCACATCTCCGCCACGCTTCGACGTCGTAGTACGCCGCCTTAGCGGAAACCCACAGGTTGAGGTGCTTGGTCTTGAAGACGCCAGCTTTCCGGGGCGTCGAGATTGCATCGCGCAGTCGAGCCCTGAGAAAGTCCTCAGTGATCGATACGCCAAAGTTTGGGTTCGCCTTACGAAGCGAACTCTCCGCCTTCCAGTCATCGTCCTTGTCGATGGTGTACTCGACGAAGAACGTCTCGTCGTCGAGCGGCGGACTGCCATTATGGCCGATGCCCGCGAGCTTCTTCTGCTCGTCCTGGATTGAGGCGTAGCAAGGTCCGGCGAGATTGTACCCGGCGGTTGTGATGAGGATCTGAAGGGGCTGGTCGCGAGCACCCATGCCTGTCTGCATGGTGTCGACCTGACCGTCGTCGGCGTGCTCGTGATACTCGTCGTGGATGGCGCAGCTGGGCGACTGACCGTCGCCCGGGTCTCCAATAATGGTCTCGAACTTAGATGCGTCGTCGACGCGCATCAGGTTTTTGGCGTTAACAGAGATGCCGAACCGCTTCAGCAGCGCCGGCGTCCGCATTGCCATCAGGCGAGCTGGCCCGAAAACCTCCCAGGCCTGCTTCTCGTTCGTCGCGCCCGAGTAGACCTCTGCGCCGAACTCTCCATCGGCGCAGAACATGTACAGGCCGATGCCGGCAGATAGCGCAGACTTGCCGTTCTTACGCGGGACCACCACGTACAGCCGGCGAAAGCGCCGCGTACCATCTGCTTTGCGGATCCACCCGAAGGTGCACGCGATAATCCAGATCTGCCACGGCTCGAGGCGAAGCGTCTGCTTGCTCCGTGCCCACTTGCCCTTCGAGTGCGGCAGTCGCTCGATGAAGCGGCAAGGCCGCGCCGCCTTTGCCTCGTCGAAGCGGAACGGGAAGTCCTTACTGCGCTGCGCCTTCAGGTCTTTCAGGAAGCGCTGGCACTGCAGCTTGATCGACTTGCAGGCGGGGATTTTCCCCTTGACGATGTCGCCGGCGTACTGGCGCGCTATCGCAGCGTAGTTGCGTGCCTCCACATTAGAAGTCGTCGAAGGCGCCCGCCTCGGGCTTGTGGCCGATGGCGATCCGCAGCGCTGCCGCCGGGTTGAGCATCAGCTCGCCGAGGAGCGACTGAGCGTGGCGCATCGCATCGGACAACATGGTCACCTCCGGTCTCGCGCGGACCATGCGGGTTACGATGAGGCGCTCGCCCACGTTCTTCGCTGACTCGGTCTCGTAGGTGTCGCCCTCGACTTCGAGAACAGCCTGGTACCGCTGGATCTGCTCGAGTCGCAGGGCGAGCAGCGCGACGTGCTCGGCAAAGTGCGGGCTTGCGCGCTGCTGCTCTTCGAGCATCTTTGCGATCGATCCGAAATGCAGCTGCGCGAGTTCGGATAAGTGCAGCGGGCAGATCATCGGCGCTGTCGCAGGATCCGCACCCGGAACCGGAACGGCGTCGCGATCTGGGCGATCGGTACCGGCCAGCTTCTTCAGCGCGGGTTCCTTGCGCCGGCGACCAGCCCCAGGCCGCGGCCCACCACTTGCCATCGGCTACCTCCTACTATGGCCAGGCAGCCGGCCGAATGTGCGCGAGCGGCGCAACTTTTTACCTTTTGAATTCGACCGCGTAAGAATCTGACTGAAGCACCGGTGTCCGGCCAGGCCGGCCTGAGCTTCGGACCCTCCCCCCAGGGTCAGGCGCCGCGACCGCGTTGCGCTTCGGCCTGGGTCTTCGCATCATGGCAAGGGTGGCAGAGGCCTTGCTTGTTCTCTCGATCGTCGCTGCCGCCTTCGGCCAGGTTGACGATGTGATCGATCACGTCAGTGGCGACGTACAGGCCTTGCTCCAAGCACAGCCTGCAGAACGGCTCCTCGTCGAGCACCTGCTTCCGGTCACGCTGCCCAGCTCGGCCGCGCTTGCGCTTGTCCTGGTGCCGTGCCGGCCGCGACCATGGCTTTGGCTCAGTCCATCCTGGCGGGCGGAAGCGCGGCGCCTGCGTGGGCATCAGCCCGAGGCGACGTCGATGGTAACAGGCGACCAGGCGGCTTGCGCATCTGCGCGGCGATACATGCGGACGTACCGCTTCGAACCGATCACGCGCATGCTGTCGCGGATGGCGCGCATGGCTTCCTGCCAGCGCTCGTCCTCGATCTCCAAGCGGAGTAGGCCAAGCAGATCGGCGCGGTTGATGCGGCCTTGGTTGTCGACATCGAAGGCGCGGTTGATGATCGCCTGGATCTCGGCGCCGCTGCCGGCGGACCACTCTCGAAGGCACTCATCGACAAGTGTCTTGGCCACCTGCAGCTCGGGCCCGAACACAATGTTCTCGCTAACCTGCACCGTGATCTTCAGCGTACCATCGAAGCTCGTGAAGGTCAGGTTGCCCTTCGATCCACCACGAGGCGCGCCGTACTCTTGCTTGAGCAGTGCGACAAACTCGTCGAGCTCGACCAGCGTGCTCAAGCGGAACTCGGTCACGACGGCCGAGATGGGCAGTGCAGTGGCGATGATCTTGCGCACGATCTCGTCTTGCAGCTTGTCGACCGCCTTGACCGCGGCTTCGGGAATGAGACCACCATCGCCGTTGATGTAGTAGATTTGGCCGTCGATCGACCGCGTGCCGGACGGCAGCTCTGGCACCGCGGCGCTCACAGTCGCACACCGACAGGGAGGCCGAAGGTTCGGCCAGCTTCAGCAAGCGCACGACGTGAGGCCTCGAGCTCGGCGATGATCTCTGCAAGTGCGCCGCGTCCGAGCTCGACCGGACGGCCCTCGCTATCGGCTGCTGCGCGCTTCAAGGTGGCGATATCGATCATGCGCGTTCGCTCCGACATTCACGGAAAGCTGCGCGCATTCCGGCGCAGATCGCATCGGCCCGCGATTCAAGCTCGTTGTAGTGAGAAGCGCTGCGCACGCCGGTCGCGAGTTCACCCATGAGCTCGTCGAGCGAGGACTGCTCCTCGATCATGCGGCCCTGCAGAGAGCGCTGGGCGTTGCTTACGCGACCGCGCATGCCTGCTTCCGATAAACTGGGCTGTCGCTTTTCGACGGCTTCGGCATCCGTAGCCGGCGTCCGAACTCCGGTGCGGGCAGGATGCGCGCCACCTGGCGGACCGCTTCGACGTGCACTTCACGCGGGTGCAGCTTGCCGGCCTTGAGCAGCGCCAGCGCAGCGGCGGCGATCGCCGCGTCGATGCGCTTGTTGCGGATCGGCGTGAAGCCGATCGGCAGATCTCGGCTGCGGCGCCGCTGCGCAAATTCGTCGTCGATGATGAAGTGGCTCATGGTGGCTCCGCGCAATGGAAAAAGCCCGCCAGCCACGCGATGGGGCTGACGGGCTTCCCGGGTAGGACGCTCACGAGCCAGGATACCGGGCGGAGCTGTCGCGGGGTCGGATATGGCCTGATCGGACCCCGTTTGGCAGGGTCGTTTTTGCGCAGGGGGGCGGTTAGAGTATCCCGGCGTGCGCGGCAGCAAGCGTTGCGTGGTCGACGTCGCGGCATGCGTCGTCGTTCACCGATGACCAGAGATCGAGCGCTCGGGTCAGCAGCTCCTTCGCTCGGTCCTTCCGCATGCCGAACCTGCGGGCGGCCTCGTTCACGCCGATGTCGTCAATGACCATGGCCAGCACCACCGCAGGATCCGCGATCGCTTGGCGCCAGCGGGTGTAAGTTACCTCCGCCCGAACCGCGCCGAGCTTCTCGAAGCAGGCGCCACCGAAGTACTGGCTAGTATCAACCCGCGTTTCATAGCTGACTGTGCCGATTGTCACGTCGCTGGTGATGCGCGCATGGACAACAGCAATGCTGACAGCTGCAGCGAGCTGGTTCGCATCGATCGAACCTGCTTCGTAGAGCCGCGCCAGCGCACCCTGGCGGACCCGGCTCGCCTTTGCATGCGTCTCCGGCGTGCCGTTGACCTTGTGCGCCCAATCCTTCGCTGTCTTGAGGTTCTCCAGGCGTAGTGACCTTTCGGCCCGTGCGAGCGCTGGATGGCGGGTTGCCCAGCCCTTATGCGCCGCCTGCGTCCGCTGCGCATCCTGCTGTGCCAGCTGCCGCGCAGCTCGGCTCATTCCCACTTGTCCCACCTGAAAGCCCCGCGTCTCGTTCTACCGTCCGACCATCGAGATAATCGATCAAGATCCGGCGGCGCAGAGTCGAATGTGCGCAGGGGGCACGCAACGTCAGTATGTCCTCATCGACCGAAAAGCCGAGTTCACGAAGCTGGCGGATGGCCTCATCTCGCAAAGTGGGAAGTGCAATGCCCCGAGGGCCTGGGAACGGATGAGCTGACCGCCGGCGACCAAGGCCTTGACAAGTTGCCGCGCCCTAGTCGGGCTGATCGCAAGCCCGCTCGAGATCTCGCCATAAGAAGGGCTCTGTCCCCAGCGCGTGATGTATTCGCGCACGAATGCGAGAACGAGGAGCCGACGGCTCGCCATCTCAGGCTTCAGCCTAAGCGAAGCGTCATTCTGCGCCCCGATGTCCGCGGCTACTGCCATTTCCGTTCCATGTTGCGTCAGCCCCACGAGTGGAACATAGCATGAAAAGGCGAGATAAATAGCCCTACGGGAGCGTTGAAGTGACTGATGCGCGTGTGCCGCCTTTGTCCGAGCGCCAGCAGTTGTTCCTCACCATCTCGGTGTACAACGAGGATAGCGAGCCTGGTGCTGTGCGCCTGATGTCATCATCAGACTGGCGCACGGCGCGCAGTCTGGTGAAGCGAGAGCTTGGACGGATCGAGCACGATGCCGGTGAGCAAGGCAAGTTCATTGCGAACGATGTTGGGGCCCAAGTCGTTCATCCAGGACGGCAACCGCCGAAGCGCCGTCGCTAGCATCGCGGCGATACACTCTCGGCCACGATGACAATCAGAGTTCGCGTAAATTGTTGACGCTTAGGCTCACCAATGGATCGTTCGGATTGCTAAAGTCAAAGTAGGGGCTTTCGTCTTCCACGATTGCTGCAACGAGAGTTCCTGCCTCAAACCCTTTTTTGTACGATGATACGCGAAAGACGACCTCGGAACCGGGAGGCGGTAGGATGTCGATATCAGTCTCAAATACCACCGATCCAGATAACGCGAAACGCAACTTCATAATCACATCCTGTGCCTGTTGTTGAAGTCATCGCGGCGGATACACCCTCCGCCTTGGTTTGAAGGATCGACTGCTCATCAAGCCGTTTGCACTGACCTGACAAGAAGTTCTAAATAATCCGCTAAGGGCCTGAGCTTCCTGGGTTGATCCTTTAGTAGGGATTTCAACAACGCCAGTGAGTCGACTGTCTTGCCGAAAGTGACCCTTTGATCTGACATTTCTAGCATGCAGCTTTTAATAAGGCCCGCTGCGTCGACCTTCGCCAGCCAATCTTCATCATCTAGAGAACCGTTCCATGCTTGGATTGCGTACCTCTCTTCTGACAAGGTGAGCAGCATTGATCTGACAGCTTCTGGGGTGACCTCCGGAAGCTTAACTTCGCGAGCATGAAGATCCCGCTGGTTGATAAACTCTGAAATAGCTTTTGGGTCTACCAGGTAACACTCAAAGTTGCGTCGTGGGAGGAAATGGATGGTATGCCCAGATGCGGTACGAAGATCGTCTAATTGCTCAGGAGATAGTGTCTCTGTATCAAGTGAGAAGACGACAGCTTTAACTAACGGCTGTGCGGCAGCACTGAGCCGCTTATAGATTTGAAAGATGATCTCTCGTGTACGGTCTTTTCGG